CGTAGCGAATGCAGTCGCGCACGCGGATTTTCCAATACTTCTCGTCATCGTGTATTACGATATCACCTAAGGCTTCTGGCCCGCGGAGAACTCGTATATTACTTGGGATCGCATCTAAGATGCGAAACCAAGCACGACGTGAGTATGTAGAGGAACGTCTCATGTCGGTTTGACGACCGATACGACGAAGTCCGTTTGCGAAAGCGATAAGTCCAGCGGGGTCATCGGGGATATCTTTTAAATGATACGGACGTACGTCTATACCATTAAAATAGTCCCCACCGCAAGACTCTCGGAAATGCCCAGATATGAAGGTTTTCTTCTTATTGGGCACAAAACCGAGAACTCGCAAAGCTGCTATAACAGTTCGAGCATGCTGGCTGGGGACAATTATGTCATCCCCGTAAACATAGACATTCACCAAATGACGAATTACATCGTCACCTGACCTAGCGAAGGGATTACCCCCGTCAAGTAGAATGGCTGCCGAGCTGATCCCAAGAAAGATCAATGTCTCGAGCTCGAACGTGTAACCGTTACCCATCGACGAGAACTTCTCTAATATGACGGTTTTGCCGTCAATCTGAGTAGTTGGTGACCGAAGCGAATTTAACGCTTCGAACCATCTCGATGGAAGCAGAAGTCTGACAAGCTCCTTGCTTACGGTATCACTGGCATTACTTAGATCAATGGTGGCTAAGTGCCCCTTGATAGAGGCAACACGGGCCCCCCGCCTGTGTACTTCTTGAGCCGAATCTAAGTGGAGTCCGATATTTCCTAAACGTCGTCTAATGGCTTGCCCGTAGGCAAGCTGATAAAACGCGTTAATCGACGGTTCGACGCATATGCCTCGATCCTTCGACGAATCCTTTGGAACTGTTGTGAAACGATTCCCTCGGATAAAGGAGACCGGACGATCATCTGTTGCACAGGCGGAAGCCCATGCAGTGCCACTCCACTGAAATAGGAAGGGCAAAGCAGATGAAGTCAGAGTGGGTCGTGATGACATTTTATCTGGGATCGTCGTGAGACGACCCCGATCGCCAAATGTAGAACCTGGTCCGAACCGGCCCTCAAGAAGGTCGGGACATGAACCGAGTATAGATGAGATGATTTTACGGGCTACGTCAATAAGACGTAATACCGCCAAATCGGAGGCGCCTTCAAGGCAACCATCCTGTTTGGATCTCAAAAACACGTTAGTTCTACAGCATAATTTCTCAGAAGCCCAGAAATTGTCAACGGCGACTTGACGTAAGTCAGTGTCCGTAGGCAATCCCTTAAACTTCCTTAAGATGTCAACGGCTACCACATCCTTGTAGTAGTCTTCGGCATCAAGATAATTATGCGGGTCAACGGCCATTAGGGCTAATTGACGAAACTCACCGTATCGGATTCGCATAGCGACTCCTAAAGATACGGGGGTGGCGAGGTCCTCACAAAGAGCGAGAACCGCACTCTCTACTTCACGTGGAAGAGTGTTCATGGCAAATTTCGCAATGGCTTATTAGGCCGGAGCGAACCCTTCCTGGAGAGACGACTTGACCAACGAGCTAGCAATCAGGTTACAACCCTGACTGGCAGCCTCATTGATGTCGGTTGTCAACATCCCGGTTGGCATGATAGCGGAGAACGAGATAATCGCCCTGTCCGACACCACGATTTTGCCATCCGCACCTGTTACAGTGTAGGGCCATACGAAAGAGCCTTCAACCCGTCGTGCCGTGTTTCCGCCGTTTGATCGAGCGGAAACCTGGAACGTGGGCTTGTGGCCGATCGCAGTGCCCACACTGGCGTTTCGCCAAACGGCAGGGGATGTGTCCCCGCCACTCGGTTGAACCCCGGGATACACTTGGTCGGTTGTGCCGTCATTTTTCTTGACGGTGATATTGGCCATGGTTGGCATATGGATTTCCATTTAGTAATTGACACAGGCTCAAGAAATTTTGAGTTGCTGTAACAACAGCGAGATGGCAGTCAGCCCTCTTGCTGGTGAGAGCCGCTTAAGCGGTCTCACTCGGAGAGTCGGGCCTGGAAAAGGGCCTAACGTCCGATTGCATGTAACGTAAGTGAGATCCGCGTTGCCAAAGGCACCAGGGGGTCTCATCTTACGTCGTTCCTTAACCACGGTATATTGTGTTCGTTGGGGATTCTCAATGGAGAAACCCGCGAAATCCGTGAATGATTGGAGGAAATCTCCAACGTTCACGAACCAGTCTACCACGAAGGAGAATGGCACAACTTCCCATGCTAATACAGCTGGGTTAGTTACTCCCATTTGACTTGCAAGTGCCAAGTTAGGATTAGAAACCCTAACCAAAGCAGACATTCTGGTGACAGTTCTTCGGTCGTAAGACTTGGAAACGCCATTAGTGTCGGCCGGCACGGACCAGGAATCGCTGCTAAGAGACGCTACAGCCGTAGGTTTATTGCTAAACTCACGGCTCAGTATCTCACAAGCAGTGTACACATCTTTAACAAGGGGCTCCCAGCCGAAGTGATACTCCAGCCAGGTTGAACCAAAAGAGCGGGACTTACGTCGCCAACCCTTAACACGGGGATCCGAAGTCGGAAGACCAAGGAACTCCCATGCAGTGTCAAGATGACCTCGTCGAATGGCTTTAGCAACTTGATAGAGTTGTAGGATTCTCCTACTCATCATATCCATTGCTTGTCGCCGCTCAGCGAGATTGACGCCCATCGATGCCATTTGATAAGCATGTTCCCGGAACTTCTGATAGGCCTTATTATAGGAATCAGGATTATGTCCCGGGGCATACTGTATCTCAGCATCGATTGTGTTCCAGAGAGGCTCGTCGAGAAAATCGACTTGTTTTCTGGAATAGGCATACCCTAATGGAAGGTTGTAAGGCTTCTTCTGTCGGTACCACGTCTTACGTACGTATGTCCAAGTAGGACGATATCCGTAGTAATTCGCTTGACCGGGGTATTTGACCGTGGAACTAAACGGTCCAGTTACCGGAAGCATGGGTTAACCCCCTGCTAACAGTATGGTTATGAATAGGCCGAGAAGGCCATTCAATAACCCGTGGGTGCTATCCCACACTACCTTCAGGACGAAGAGTAGTGCGCACGCCACCGCAACGATAACAAGTTTTTTCACTATTTCCTCCTAGTTTGGCATAAAGCCCGACTAATAGAAACAGTGCGAGCGATCGTTGCAACGTCTCACGACGTTAAGCTCAGACTTGCCTTTTCGATCGAGATCCAAAAGGTTAAGGTCCTACAAGAGGAAGTCTGAGAGTTTAGAAACACCCTGTATCGATTCTTACTAATTAGAATCCATAGAGCGTAGCATAGCCATCAACTGCTCACGAAGCCTTTGGATTTCTCCATCGGACAGTTCGAAGAGCATATTCGCAGTGAGAATCGGAGTATCCGGAAACTCTCTACGAATGATAGC